GTACATAATACAATTTTCAATACCATCGGCAATCATTTCATCTCTGAAAGAATACATTACAAAATTTGGTTTGTGAGAAAGGTTCTCAGCAATAAGCATTAAGCATTTGCCGATGTAATCTGGAATCTTAGGCTTCTCTGTGCCCTCACGTTTAGCTTTCCTACATTGCTTTTTGTAAAGCTCGATCGTCTTTAATAGATCAGCATTATTTACATAATGATTTTTCTTTGCCATAAAATAATTTGCCTTTTACATCTGTGTTCGGTATAATCAAGAGTGTCGGGTTTGAAGTGTAGATCAATTAGGTTTATCTTTAGAACTCTTATTAAATGTAATAATCTTTCCACTCTTATCATTACCTACTCTTTCAGGAGTTTTAAACGGAGTTTGATCAACAATAAGATCAAATACTACCGCTTTGTAATGGTCTTCAATATCCTTTTCAATATCAGCTACAAGAACAACATCTCTCTTGCTGATTTTAACTTCATTCATTTTAACAATGCCTTGAGGCAACCAATTATACATTACAATCTGTTGTTTGTTCATATGAACATCAACATCTATAACAAGCATCATTGGATTTTTCAATTCTATTGATGATGCAGATTCACCATTAATTTCTGTAATAATATCATCTCCGTTCTTTAAACGGACAAATTTAATTTTCTGTTCAGCGTTAGTCATTTCTAATTGGCACCTTGTATGTATGAATCTTGAATTTCTCTTCATGATACGTTTTCATTCTAATAGCATAATGATTTAATGTATAGTTTACATAATCATCAATGCGCAAGTCGTCAGCAATATCATAAAGGCTTGCTTTATCTTTTCCTTCTCCCAGACGCAGTCCACGTCCGATAGATTGTAAGTTACGAATCTTAGATTTTGATGGTGATGCGAATATAATATTATGTAGGCGTTTTATATTAATGCCAGTGCTCATGCAACCATACGATCCAATTATAATTGCGTTGTCTTCTTTCTCAGTAATACGTCTTACTGCTTCACGATCTTCAACTTCAGTCCCGCCAAATACAAAAAAGACCTTACGATTAGGCTGATTTTTCGTAAGTTCTTGAATCATATTATATAATATTTTTCCGTGTTTGTCAATATATTGGAAGAGAATTAAAGTGTTTCCATTGAGTTCATTCGCTAATCTAGCGATAAATCTGTTTCTTCTAGGATGACTTACAATGAAGTCCATTTCTTCATGAAACTTCATTTCTTTAACAGCTTTACAAACTTCTTCTGGATATTTTAAAATAATACAATTAATTTCTAAATCAGAAACAAGTCCACGATCCATCAATTCTTTTGTTGTGGTTAATTTTACAGTTGGACCAAAGTGACCTTCAACTACAAGTTTATGGACTTCACCATCAAGAGTTCCTGTTGTACCAATTCTATAAGAAGCTTTTGTTAGCTTCTTCATAATAGCACCTAAGCGATCTGCTTTGTAACCGTGAGCCTCGTCACCGATTATAAATTCAAACTGCTCAAAGAAGCTTTTAGGATATTCGTGAATAGATTGCCAAGTTGAAATTGTCAAGTTCTTAGTAATCCTTTTATCTTGACCTTGATAGATTTTTTGAACGTGATTGTCAACATCCCATCCATTGGCTGATGAATAGTCTTTAAAATCATTGTACATCTGTTCAACAAGAGAAACAGTTGGAACAACTAGCAGACCTCTTTTGACTCCATTGCTAAACAGATAACGATGGATCATGTAAATCATAAGAGACTTACCTGATGCTGTTGGAGATAACAACAATACTTTGCGGAATCTTATTGTTTTAAGCAAAGCATTAAGCTGATAGTCGTGAGGTGTGATTGGTTTGCCGTTAGAATGGAGCTGTAATGATTCGGCAAATTGTTTTGCTTCTTCTAATTTAAATTGATTAAACGATTGTACGTCAGGCGCTATAAGATAATTATAATTGCGCTCTTTACAGAAGTCTCTAAGATATTTTACTAGACCACCATAAAGTTTGTTAGTCTTTTTAGAATAGAGATATATCTTACCGTCCCAAATTCTCTTTTTGTAGAGAGGACTAAATTGATAGTTTTTGGAATAGAAAGAAAAGAAATCCGAAAGCTCGGCTGAAATACTTTGTTCGCATTCAACTTCTACATATACTTCATCTAATTTACGAACTATAACAGCATTAGCTTTGTCCATGTACAAATCTCTCAAATTCTATAAATGCTCTTAACTGATAAGTTCTAGCATTAATTTCTTTAATAATCATCTCACAAGCAGTTACACCTTGCTCGAATAAAACTTTTCTTGCTGCAATCTTTGAAAGATCACCGTCGGATTCAAGATAAGTGTTAAGATCAGACTTTAGTGTAAATCTAAATGGTTCCCAGCCGTATTTCTTAAGTTCATCTTCATCAAGACGACCGTTATAATATTCCCATTTAATCTTTTTCATTCTAGCATATTCAAATGAACACTGTTTAGCAGCAAGTGAATTTGCAATATGTTGTTTAACATACTTAGAATGAAGAATAGGAGTTCTCAATAACTCTTTTCCTGGATCGGTTTCATCGATCTTAGAGTCTTTTTCCCACATCTCAATGAGATCTTCAAGCGCCATCGGTTTCATAATCACTCACAATAAAAACAAATAATTACTATTATACTCTAATTATGTTGAAATAGCTAAATTTAAATGATGCTTCGCCGTAGATAATTGTATCGGCATCTTTTTCAACATCTAAATCAATTCCCGATAAACTGACAGGGAAACAATCTATGAATTTAATTTTAAAGTTTTCGTTGTTTTTATTTGTATAGATTGACAAATAAGCGTCACTGTACTGTGGAGGAAGTGAAGTTGTCCCTGGAGGCAATGCGCGATTTTGTAATCTTAAATTCACATATTCTTCAAAATCATGAGGGAATGACATTCCGCGAATCCAATCATGCACACCTTGCCATGATCTGTAATCTTCATCTATAATGAATTTAATATCTAATGTCTCATAATGTAAACGGTCGCCTGGAGTGAATAGTTCAACAAATGCTGTTGGTTGTGGAACCATATCAATATGAAATCCTGGAATGTTTACACCATGACAGAAAAATGTCATATCTGGTAAACGGTCAAAGTGTAATTGAAACTTTGTACTTTGTGCTGGATTTTGATTTGATGGAGCTGAGCCGATTGCCATGTGTTATTTACGACCTTTAATAAATCCTAGAGGAATTTCATCATCTATCCTTATTCTTTTATTTAGGGTTCCATTATTAACCCATATTCTATTTTTTGCATGTCCACCATTAATTTGAGATAGTTTTATTTTATTTTTATGTTCTTGAGTTTTTGGTTTTCTTAACTTAGTTGATTTTTTATAACCATTGACAAACTTTGGTCTTTTTGTACCATTAATTCTTTTATGTCCTGATTGAGTTCTTCCTCTATGAAAACCTTCTGGTATTAAAAAATCTTTATGGATGCGAATATTTGTAGCGCCATCTGTTATCCAGACATATTGCTTACCACGTTCAGCATTTGCTAGATTTTGCGTTAATGTTCTTTTCTCACCTTTTTTAGCTAAACTGATTTTCTTTGCTGTTTCGGGAGAACAAGGACCAGTTCCTTCTCCGCCTAGAGTCATATTATAACCTGAACCGAACGATTCATATTCCTTTACGAAATAAGGTTCCATTTCTTTTAAAGTATGTTCTCCGTCCCAAGATTCATAAAGAGTTTTAATTGAGAAGTTTTCCCAACCATATTTTCTAATAGATTGATGTATTAGATAATTAGATCCTGTTCTTGCTGCGCTTAGATGACCGATTAAACGTTCTTCTACGTCGTTAGAAGTATATCCAACATAATGTTTATTGGTAATATTATTAGTAATTAAATATATCTTGTGCATTTTGCATAACCATAAAAAAAAAGAGGGTAGATTTCCTCTACCCTCTCAAAGGAGAGTAGATTTCTCTACTCTCTATTTATATCTCCTGTATCGGAGATTTATCGTTATATTAACAACTATTTCAAATTGGCAACGATAAACTTGCGATAATACACATTGGTATTATTCGTAAGAGCGCCAAGACCTTGAGTTGTACCTTGTGCGAATGGGTTTGCTACGATACCATAACGTGTCTTGAAACCAATTTTTGGTTGATAAGTGTTAGGATCGATAGCACGTACCATTTGTAGAGGAACGTATGGGCAATAGAATAGACCAGCGTCATATGCTACATTACCCTTGTATCCAGTTACAACGTAGTCAGCACCAGCGACAGAATATGGATCAACATATACTTTTACGCGACCGAATAGAGTACCAGCAAAAGTATTGCCTGTATCGTCAACGGTTAGATTGGTGTTGTTGGTTAGAGCTGATTGATAGTCTAGAAGACCTGACATTGCTAATGCTGATGCCACATCTGTTGAACAGATGATCATGTTGCCCTTCCCTCTACGGGTATCTTTAGCAATTTTGTTAGCTTCGCGTTCGATTTGGAAAATTAGAGACTTATATGTCTCAACTTGCCAACGACCTGCTGTATCGCCACCAGTTACTGCTAAGTTGAATAGACCTGGAACGTTAGAGTATTGTGCACCTGGAACAGCTGTTGCGTAGATTGTACGAACAACTTCACGGTTGATTTCAGCAAGAATTTCAGTTGACAAAATATTTGCCAATTCTGTTTCTGCGTCTAGACCATGAACTGCTTTAAGGTCTTGTGCCAATTCGATGGTGTAAGCTGCTTGTAAGCCACGTGTGTTAGCTGTAACAGTTACTTTTTCGATTGAGAAGCCCATTTGGTTCATAGTATATGCACCGCCAAGATCTTCACCTTGAGCATTGGTGAAACCGTAACCAGTGTTAGCTAGACCAAAGATTGAGCTGTTTGACTGACCACCAGAGATAGACAAGTTAGCATTTGCAGCAGCACTGAATGCTGTGAAAGTACCAGTACCTGAATATGCAGTGTTAGCTTCGTTAAATAGAGCTTCGGTATATACGTTCAAGCTTGAGTTTGCACCAGCATAAACTGAACGCATTGCGAAGATCAAACCTGTTGGACCTGTCATTGGCTGAACGCCGCAAACGTCATAAGCCATTAGGTTTGGTAGTGAACGACGAACCAAGCTGATTAGGATTGGGTCGAAACCAGCTACTGGACCACCAGCATATGCACCGCCACCATAACCGCCTGTACCAGCTGAGTTTGGTGGAATTGTTTCGTTAAGAATACCAGCTTCTTCCTTTAGTGCCTTTTCTTGGTTTTCTAGGATGACAGCAGTAACGGCACGACGATATGGATCTTTGATAGATGGCATATCAGCGTGGTCCAATACTGGTGCCCACTTATTTTGAATTGATTCTGATAAATACATTTTCTTTAATTTCCTTTGTTGTAGAGTTCAATTACATTGGTTTTGTGCGAGAAATTGCATTAACATAAGCAGCCATAGATGGCGCTAAGTCTTCTGCAACAACTGGCTCTGAAGCTTCAGCTAACTGAATTTGCTTCGTTGCTGTTTTCACCTTTGTTGGTTCGCTCTTAACATAACTCTCGCGAATGATGCTAAGTTTCTTTACATATTCACCCTCTGTGGTGAACTCTACACCCTCTGCGAGTGCTTTTACTTTTTCAGCTTGTGTGGCGGTGAGACCTTCACATACTGAAGTTACAAGTTCTGACTTTCTTGATTCAACGATAGCTTGAGCAAGTTCAATGTTCTTGTTTA